TGGGTGGTGCTGAACTCAAACGGTATCAACATCACCGCGTTGCTAGGGTTGTCGGCAGTGAGGTCATGCACAAACCGGGTGCCTGGGCGGCGACTGAACCCGCCTTGAGGTTCAAAGACAACATTGTCCGCAAGGTCCACCGACGAATAGTATTGCTGCACGTCAATGCGACCGCGCAACAACGGGTCCAGTTCACCGACTGTAAAGGACGCTTGATATTGTTGGGTGCGGCTCATCTGATGTCAGTCAGCAAGTAATCAGAGATAACCGATGGCGGTGTGCCGGAACTATCCATAGACATAGCCTGACGTAGCCAGCCGCCTCGGAAGTTCTCTGCCGGTGAGCCAAGGGCAATGCCGCGCCAGTATTGTGACTTGGTGGTCTGGTCAGTGATAACCTCGGCCAAGTGCCACGCAAGCTGGTACACCATTAGCGTGATAAAATACGGCGGCATCTGCGCTTCCGGCACCGCCTTCTGGTAATCTATGAAAATGCTGGTCTCGTTGGTCATCAGGACCGACAGACCGCCGGTCGATTGGTTTATCTCGTAGGACCGCACCAGTGGGGCATTAGCCGCCGAACTGGTACGCACGGCGCGAGGTACGCCGGTGAGCATGTCACTAGGTAGGATATATTCGTAGGTCCACTCTGATGCCGGAGTGTTGGTGCTTCTGGCAAGTTCGACCTTGGCCACCGTGAACGACCAAGAAAAGATGCCGAGAGTAGAGTTCTTGACCATGTCATACACAATGCTGCAAGCTGAGGAACCAGCGGTGCCATCGTCAAAAGATGAGATACTTTCATCGCCCAACAACAGTAGCGCCTGATTGCAAATCGAAATGCTTGTATCGCCCTGAGCCATGACCAATCTCCAAAAGGTACGAGGGCGGATTGCCCGCCCCCGTAGTCGTTATTAGTCGCTGTCAGTGACCGCGATTGTGACGCCGTCACCTACGTCAACAACACCTGATGCGTTGCTGAGGACAACGTGGTGTGATGCGGTGGCGGTGCCAGCGGTCGAGGCGAAGCTGTAAATGAGGTCACCCACTACTACGTCACCAGACACGTCATTGAAGTAGCCCGCACCATCAACAACCGTTTTGGCATCGGTTGTTTTGTAGGACCACATTTGAGGCGCTTTACCTCGCTTGGATTGGCCACCAATCGGTGACCAGTTCGCTCTGTCAAAAGCCATGATTAAGCCTCCCTGGTTGTGATGTCTACGATGCCAGCGGCATCAATTGCGACAGCACCCATAGACAGACAAGCAGCAACCAAGAACGAAGTTTTCTCAGCGATGTAGTCAATCTTTGTCGTTGGTGCCATTCCGACTGCACAACCGATGGCGCTCTTGTGGAACGCAAAGTTTGTGCGGTCACTTGAGCCGTCGATTGCCAAGCCACCCTCATCGCGGTCACCAAGAACGTGCATTGTGAAGCCCATAAACGTGTTGATGTCTCCACGCTGCAATGCTTGCAGTGAGTTGAAATCAGACGAAACAGCCCGCTCGTCACCAAGCAATGCGGCAAGGCCGTTTGCGTGAATGACCATGTGGCGGTCGGTGCTTGGAACGTTAGCTGCATTCAGTGCTTTAGCAGCCGCAATAATCTTACCAACGTTAAGGTCAGATGCAGCGGCAGAGCCTGATGTTACAACCGTATTGGCCACCGTGGTGCCCGCACTTGCTGCCGCGATTGCGTCCAGAATTAACTGGTCTTGGCGGCGTCCGATTGCAGAGCCTACGACTTGCGCTAACTCGGAACGCTCGTCAAAGTTCACCTTTTGCTGGTTAAAGATGTCACTGTACTCAGCCGCGATATAATCCTGCAAGGTACAGCTAACGGTTGCAAAATCGGTGTTAAGCGGCACTACGTCAGTTTGTGGTGAGCGTAGACTTGCGGCACCCTTTCCGACTGTGGGGAAGTTGACGGTCGAACCTTCAACTCCGGTTCTTGTGCGTACTGTGCCAGCCAACATCGAAGTGCCCTGATAGGCTTGCTTAACTTCACTGTCAAAAAGCTGGACAAACGCTGGTGATAGTCCTGTGGACATAGCTTGTCTCCTGATTAAACCAAAAATTCGCGTCTGGTTATCGGGAAACATCCCGGCCTCTAGCGTGAGGACCGGCCCAAAAAGGGTTGTCAGTCAAAACCGCCTTACACGATTTTGCACAATGTGTAAATACTAGGTGCTACTTTTGATGTATGTACAAAAATGGGGAGCAAGGCAAGGACGAGAAAACCTTGCCCCCCAAGTTGCGCCAAGCGGGGAGAAAAACCTGGCGAGGCGAACTAACCGTATCGGCGGTTAAACTCATTCTCAACTTTTTGCCGATACGCTGGGTCACTTTGGTAGCGTGGGTCAGCCATGCGGCTTTGCATCTCGACCGTAAAATCTGCCTCAGATAGTTGTTCTTCCGCGACCGGGGCCAACGGTATCTTGGACATATCGCCGGTCATTGTGCGAACTTTCTGCATCAGACGCTGACCTATGGCCGTGCCGCCCCAGTTGTTTAACTCAGCGCGTTCATCTTCTGAGACAATGCCTTTGCGAACCAGACCATCAGCCCAAGTCACATTGCTTTTGATTATCTCATTGGCATTGGGTCCAAGAGCCTCATGTTCTGCTTTGTAGTCAGCTTCAGCCGCCGCAACATTCTCGCCGCCCATCTGTGTGATGGCACCGGCCAACTCGTCAAATGCCTCTTGGTTAACGCCGTACTTTTTGGCCCAGCCTAGATATGTATCGACCACCGGGTCATCCAACTCATAGCCCGCCTCGGTCAGTACATCGGTGCTATATTCGTCGGGCGCTTTGTGCTTTCCCTGAGAGAATTTCTTTTGCAGTTCCTCATAGCTTTTGGCTAGGTCTTCCGGCTTGGCGAACTTATCGTCGAGCCACGCTGGTCGTTCCTCTTTTGGCGGCTTCTCATCCTCGACGCGGTGCGGCATTGCCTCATCTGCGACCTCACTTTCTGGCTCAGAAGATTGTACGCCTTCCATAAGGCTTGCTGGTTCCGGCGTTTCAGTCTCGGCCACTGTTTGACCTTCATCATTTAAAGTCATCGGCTCTTTTCACTCGCTGAATTATTTCTCTAACGATGCTGTTCTGACCTTCGCGGGCATAGCCGTAGCTTTCATGTGCGCCCGGTGACCAACAAGGCTGGTCAAGCGTTTGCGCGTGTAGGTGCGCCAAGACTTGCTTGCCCGCCGGTGTGGTAAAGGTGCGCTTAAAGTTAAGGTCCATCTCGCGCATCAGGTCGAGAGGTTCTAGTTTGACCGGCTGGGCCTCGGCGTTGACGCCATCCCAGCCAGGGGAGTTTATGCTTCGAATACGTTGGGCGTTGTTCATGCTTGTGGTGCCTCAGTTGGCGGTGCCCCGCCCATCTCTTGCTCTGCCATCATGGCGGCAGCTTCTGCCATCTGCGCTTGCATCTCGGCGCGTTCTTCCAAGGTGGTGCGTAGGTCTGCCGGAATGCCAAGCATGTCAGCAATGTAATCGCCCACGGAATCCATTTTGATGAGTGTCTGGCCGACCGGGCCAAGTGCTTGGCTTATCTGCATGAACTGCATAATCTCACCCAGCCGCTCGGCATTGTTGGCCATAGCCAAGGGCGATTGTGGAACGACCGTCACCTCTAGGCCGTTTACCTTGAGGGGCAGTTCAATCATGCCCATCTCGTCCATCAGTTCTAGCGACCGGCGCACGATTGGAAACATTGTCTCCGAAATCAAACGACCAAACGCGGATCCGAGGTTCTGAGATAACTCAGATAGCTTGGCGTTTATTTCAGTGGCCGACCGGGCCGACATATTCTCAGGCGTGAGGCTCTCGTCGAGCAACGCTTTCTTGATGTTAGTTCTCAGGTCATTGGCCACAATCTGGGACAGGTTCGCGTCGCCAGAACGGGGCAGGGGCGTCAGGCTAGGACCGCGTGGGCCACCGTTACTCGACACGCCTATGACCGCACCCGGCACAATGGAGATTGTTTGCGGATTAAGCACCCCGTCATCCACGGCAGTGAACACGCCGCCGATACTTATGCTGGCATTCTTGAGCGTAAGTTCAACGACCTTGTTCAATGTGCGAATGTCGGCCAAGGCGTACAATACCGGGCCTCGACCGTACCGCTCGTTTGACGCCTTCATGTAGCGGCTTATCACCCACGGCCATGATTTGAGGTCACGATGCACCAGCTTGTCATCGCCCTCGGCAGTGACCAAGCAATAGTACATCTGGCCATCGATGGTGTACGTGGCCTCAATCAAGCCAACCTTCTTGGTCGGGTCTTCGGCGGCATCGTCAATCATCCGCTGTGGGATATTGGCGTCAGGCCACTCGCGTTGGATTACATTGAACGGTCGGTTCAGCTTGCGATAGACCGTATCTGGCACCCCATTGGGGCCTTCGTCAAAACAGATATGGTACGCCGGAATAGCCGTGTAGCGTATTGGCGTCAGAGTATCACCGGGCTGGATAAGCATCACCGAGGTGCCGACCGCAAGGTCAAGCAAGAACTCGCCCATAGCCAGGTCAAAGCCTGATTGCATCATCACGGCAAACATCTTCTCGGTGTAGAAGTCTAGGACTTGCTGGGCCTCAATCTTTTGCTCTTCAGGGATGTCATTGCCCGGCTGCAAGCGGCACCAAGGACGCTGGGGAGGAAACAGCGAGGACT